TCAATGAGTATTCTAACTAAAGAGCAAGAAAAGCAAATCCGTGCTAGAATGGTACGAGCAAAAGTTGATCTCCTTATGGAAGAACCTTGCCCTATCTACGAAGCAACAGAAGAAGACTGGAACGACTTCTGGTACAACGAAGATAAATAACACACATTGAGGATTATTATGTTTAAGTATATTTTGTCAGGTCTGCTCCTCGGAGCAGCTCATGGTATGACTGTGCCCGTAGCAGCGGAACCCACCAGAGGTTACAACACTATGGATTCTATGGGATGCATGTTGCTGCAAGAGTGTACCGACAATGTTAAACGAGTCACGAGTATTCAAGATTTTATCGATCGTTATCCCAACAGCGATTTTTCTGCTGTTGTTAACGAGTTTAATGACATCATCAGTGCCTTTGATAAGATCGGAGTTGGGGTATTTCTAGCAGATTCAAAATACTTTCCACCAGGACACCGTGGTGTCTATCATACTGTAGGTAATAACTTCTTCCTGAATGATGCTTTCATGCACCGTCAAGGTGTACTCATGAGCGTCACACGTCACGAAGGATGGCATGCAGCACAGGATTGTATGGCAGGGACTATTGAAAACAGTCTGATTGCTATCATCAAACCTGAAGATGCTGTACCTATGATCTGGCGTGAACTTGCCGAACGCACCTATCCCAAATCAGCATTGCCTTGGGAAGCAGAAGCAGGTTGGGCAGGTCGCACAGAGGGTATGACTGCTAGGGCACTAGAAGCATGTGCAACTGGTGAGATGTGGAAAGTTTACCCACCCACACCACTCACAGCGCAATGGCTAAAAGAAAATGGTTACCTTGCAGACTAAATAAAGATGCCTCAACTATTCCAGACATGGCAGACACTCCTGTAAAGGAAGCGCCAGCGAAGAAGGAAAAGTTTGAATGGGCAGACGAAGGTTTGTCCGCATTGGTGCGTGTTATTATTCTTGGGTGGTCTGCAGCAATTCTTACACTTAATTATGTAACTGTTCCTGGCATTCCACAAAGACAAATTGATCCGACTTTTATAGCCAGCGTTTTTACAACGACTTTAGCTACGTTCGGAGTCCAAGCGTCTAAAAAGAAAGAAGACGACAAAGATAAAAAACGTGAGGAAAAAACAGATGCAAAAAGTGATTAACGCAGTGGCACTACTGTCGGGACTAGTATCCCTAACAGTAGTTGGCACCACCACATATGTGTACTTGAATAAAGATTCGATTACTGAACGTGCCATCGAGAAAGTTACGAAGGCAGCGACTGATGCAGTGACTAAAGCACTGCCAGGTATTGTAGACGGTGCAATGCCTGAAGTACCGAAACTCCCAAGTGCTACAGGTGGTGCAATCCCTCTACCCTGATGGATATCCCACAGATTAGTACAGATAGCATCAGGATTCGTGACCTTGACATCGGTCCAATTAACATTTGGACTGCTCCAGAGGCACGAATCCCTGGTGTTCCTCCCATCTATCCAGTCACCAATCTGATTGGTGTCCCTGTCGTGGACATGCCTGGCTGTGTGGAGGCACATGAACGTAATGACAACAATCAATTAGAGGTTGACGATCCGAAAGGTGTTAAGGTGTACTGTGATGCAGGCACACCGTCGTTCAATCCTATGGATTATAATAGAAGTAAGTTAAAGCTTGAGCGTGAGACTCCAGTGCCACCTATTGGTGCGCCACCAGATAAGAAAGCACCAGAAGCAGAAGCACCACCATCAAAGACTCCAGACACAAGTGGAGCAGCATCAGCAACTGTTGAATGTCCTACCCAGAAGCAATTGTCAGAGGAACCTGTTGGTTTCATCTTCGACAGTGGTAGGAAAGAAGTTACTGGATATAAATTAGTCGGCAATCAATGTATTCGTGAGGTACGTGATGTACCTATCGTTGAACAAGCCATAAATGGATTACCCCCAACGGGGACCGTAATCACCACTGGGGGTATTGCTGTAGTTGCTACTACATCTGCACTGCTTGCTAAACCTTTTGCAGATATACTTCTGAAGGTGATCAAACCTACAGTGAAGAAAGTATTGAAGAAGGTTGCTGCAATCAGAGGAAAGAAACTTAAGGTCCAGTCTGTAGAGGACCGCCGAGCAGAGCAGCGGGATCGGAATCAAGCGATTGCAAAACTTCGGTCTGTGAAGGCGAAGACGAAGAAGTAGGAGGGATCTTGTGTCTGTGTGGAACCATGAAGTTCACACCTACTACCTGTACATCCTCACATACCTTGGCGTATCTAGTACCAGGAGCGAAGCGAATTCCCTCCTTTAACAATTGTCCACAATTCTTAAGTCTCGCGATCTCAAAATCTAATCGCTTGTTAGCAGCGAGTTGACTGTTCAATTGGATCTGTGTTTCTGCTGCTTTCTTACATAGATCCTGTAGTTTCCTATCAGTAGGTGTACTCCACGTCATAGAGAAACCTAGACCTAAACTATAGTTATCTTTCTGTCCAGTTCTAGTTTTTTTATGGAAGAGGATGTCGCCAGGATTATCAATTATGCCATCCCCCATTGGGTTCCCATCTTCATCGAAGGCACCACGAGTATCAGTAATATCATACACAGGGTCATTGTAATATGGTTCCCAAGGTTTAGAAGCTGATGCAGTTCCTGTTACATAGGGAGTAAAATTACGGGTGGGTCCTTGACACTGGATTCCTCCACCATAAGTATTGGTAATGTAAGGACCTTGTAAAACCTGAATGGCTTGATTGGTCACCGAGCCAGAGCTATTTGCTACTGGACTTGCTGTTGCACTTACACCCCCCACAGTCTCGGCATTTACAGGGACAGTTACACTTGCAGCTAGGGCAGATAGACATAGTGTTTTTATTGTGAGAAGATACTTGTTGTGTCTGTGACGCTTGTAACCTCCGTCACCCTTTGGATGATCGTATGGTTTTGTAGTCCTGGTCCTGAATACGTTTCGGTAAACTGGAACGCTTGACCTGGTGATGTTTGTGTGAAACTTGGTTTTGAACCCACGCCAGTCCATGTTGAATTCACTCCTTCGATTGATACAGAATTACTAGAAGTGCCAGGGGAAAGATTCCCACTAGCAGATACGCCAGATCCAGTAGCAGAATATTGATATCCTGTACTATAATCCATGCTATTGATAGTTTCAGTTATTGTTTGGGTCGTCTCCGTGTGGCTCGTCATTGAGCCCTGTGTGAAGTTTGGGACCACGGGGACCGCCTGGGCAGCGACAGCAGTAGTCAAGACTGCCGCCGCACTTGTCACAATAGATGTGATTGTCTTTCCAAAACGGGTCATTACGGATGTCCTCAATCAATTACAGTGACCTCGGAAACAAATTGTCCCACGCCACTTGTACCAGCTCCACCAGCGGTCACGGTTAGTACACCTGCACTTGTTACAGTACCAGCTAATGTACCAGCAGTACCAGCAGTGTAGGAAGTAACCGAACCGAAGTTAGGAATTGCACCTACAGTAGCTGCACTTGTGGGCACAGCATCAGCCTGTGTATATGACTGACTAAATGAGAACGCAGCACCTGCTGTGTCTTGAGTAGCAGCAATAGTGCCAGGATTATATACACCAGAGGTGATCGTGCCAACAGAAACTGTGCCTGCTGTGTTACCGTCAGTAGTATCAATGTTTGAACCAGAGATACTAAATGAGGAACCAATTCTCGTGGCAGTAGAACGTGCTGCGTCTACGTTAAGTTGTACACTCGACGAGTGTTTAGTAACAAGTCCACCAGCCATAGCAGGTGATGTCATCAGAAGCATTCCAAAAGCTGCAATTGCTTTTTTCATTTGATCTAAATTTAACCACGTATTTATTTAGCTTGACAACCTATGTCAACCGTGATACAATTCTGGGCGAGATGCAACTCAACTATGACTGAAGACTGGCGCTACAGTGAAGACCGCATGGATATTAGATCAAAGGTGTATGCTCTACTTCTTAAGAAATTTGGATCCGAGCTCAAAGAAGATGGGTCACCTGTCTACAGTCAGAAGAGTATTGTGGAATGCTCCCACGACTGGGTGTCACAAGGCAACGTGAGGACAGATGGAATAGTGGCATACTACAAGGCATATTATGCGCCTAGGCATATTGACGTAGCATAGATACTGTGTTACTATACGATGGTTGACGCATGAAACACATGACTATCGCTTCATTGGTTGGTGCTAGTGTCGCCGCCACAGCAGCTCTCGCAGCAGGATTCACCTTCCCACCCCAGCAGGTTCCTCCCACAACAGAAGAAGATGTTGTTGAGATACCTGTAATTCCACATGTTCCATCATGGAAGTGTGAAGACTGCACCCCACAAGAACAGTATGTCCTCGAACAGCTCCAAGAACACACCCGTATCACTGATCGTAATGCACTTGCTACGATCCTGGGCAACATTAAACAGGAGAGCAAGTTTATTCCCAACATATGCGAGGGAGGGGCTCGAGTTTCTTACGGGGATTGCTATAGCGGTGGCTATGGTCTTATTCAGTGGACCAGTGTAGGACGTTATAACAATCTCGGTAACTTCTGTGATAAATACGGCTGTGACCCCAGCAGTCTGGAAGGTCAGACTCGTTACATGATTAACGAGAACATCTTCCAACGCTACCTCCCTGAATTTGAGGGCAGTGGTAAAACTGTCCGACAATACATGGTTCCTGCCTACTATTGGTTAGGATGGGGTATCGAAGGTGCTAGGGAGACCTACGCTTATGACTACACTCGTCGCTTAACTCTTTCATGACATATCCAGCACCAAAATATCTCGAAGATGATCCTTGGTTTGGACCTGCTTACTATAGCGAGAAGCAGGAAATTTTAAAAGCACAATACGATCTCTGTGTAGCAGAAAAACTGCTACTAGCAGAAGAAACCACTGGTGTTCCTAATGATATTCACGAAGTGATGTATCAGATTGCCACTGGTAGTGGTAAGACAACAGTACAACTGGACCCATTGACTGGACTTGGAGGTGGATCAGAACAGATCCAATCTGCTCCTGGTGGATGGATGTCTGGAACAGGAAATCAAGAACTATTTGGTTGACAACCACTACACTGTATGCTACTATATACAGTGTTCAAGAGGTTGCAAAGTCTGTTGTTTTGGACAGGGGTTCGATTCCCCTCACCTCCACTCATGGGGGTGCCATGGTTTCGACAGGGCAAAAAGGTTGTAATTGTTGACGGAACAAAACCATAGATGCAAACACATCTGACTCTGCTGCGAATAACATCGTAGCATTCTCCCGCAGCACCGTTGCTGCCTGAATGGGAGATGGGGGATAAGTTATCCTTCTAATCCAATAACTCTTGGGGGTGCAATGCCCCTTCTTTATGGGCACGTAGCATAATGGATAATGCATCACTCTTCTAAAGTGCCGATTGCTGGTTCGAGTCCAGCCGTGCCTGCCAGGGCGATTAGCGCAGCGGTAGCGCACCTCCTTTACACGGAGAGGGTCGGGGGTTCGATTCCCTCATCGCCCATAGTATACCTATACTAATGAACAAAGAAAAAGTAAAAGACCAGCTACACGAGTTGCATATAGAGCTGGCATACATCAGAGGTATGTTGGAAAATGTTAGTAATCAGATGCAAGAATTGCAACAAATTATTGGAGAGTCATCCCACCAAAACCAGGTGTTGCGGGTGCCCGAATCTTACGAGCATCCGTGGCACCAACATATCAGGGAAAGATCTGTCTCTTGTGGAGATTGTATCGGACCAGAAAGAAAAATCTACACCGAGTCTGTCACCACAAGACTTGGTTTTTCAGGAGGAAAGGCGTCAACGAAAGGTCCGACGCATTGACTTTGAAGAACGGTAAAATCATTTAACATCAATCATGAAAATTTTTCTCGACACAGCAGACTTCGGTGCTATCATCGAACGTTCTCGTACTGGCATCATTTCTGGCGTAACAACAAACCCTACGCTTGTTCGCAAGCAAGGTGTACCATACAGAGATCTTATTGCACAGTTGTGTGATGATTCCTTTGGGTTTGAATCTGTATCAGCAGAAGTTAATGGACACACAGCAGAAGAACTTCTGGAAGATGCCGAGAACTACATTGGTCTAGGTGAAGCAGTCACTATCAAGTTGCCTCTCCACATGGAGGGTCTGATCGCCTGTAAGGAGTTGTCTGCTCGTGGCGTCAAGACTAACGTGACCCTGTGCTTCTCTGCTGCTCAAGCAGCGGTGACCGCTTTGTCAGGTGCCACATATGTCTCCCCATTTGTGGGCAGATTGAATGATAATAGTGTCAGTGGCGTGGAACTGATCCGTGCTATCTCTGGTCTCTATTGTACCCAAGGGCAGAGCACCAAGATCCTTGCTGCCAGTTTGAGAGATGTCCACCATGTCTCCCG